ATGTGTGCCTTCTGTATGCGCTGCTCAGCAGATAGTTTTTGTGCCATATCACTCTCCTTGTTAAGTACTACTTAACTAAAATGCCCACTGATTCTTAACTGCCCATGCTTTGAACTTACTGTTACGAGCGAGGATGCCTTGCTTGGACGTGGACCGCATACCAGACTTGGCAAAGAGTGCCTGCATCTCCATCTCAAGCCGCTCGGCATAGTCGAGCCACGCATCGAGTGTCTTCTCATCAACCCGTGTGAGTGCGCTGAACACCACGAGAATCTTAGCCACCACGTCATGCTCCCCAGGCAGCTTAGCGTTCTTAGGGTTAGCGATGATCTGCTCCCACGTCGGCAGCTTGTCCACCACCGTAAAGAAAGCCTGCATGTCACGTGCTGCACTCTCACCGATAGTGCCTGCCATCAACGTCTGCGTAACCATGTCACCCAAGTGATGCCGCTGCTTGGCAATGTCCGATGCTTTCTCCAACGAGCGAGGTGTAACGAACGCTGTCGTAGGTTTGGTCGGGTGAAAGATGTATTGATTCTCACGCTGTGCAGGGTCGGTGTAACTCTCAAGCGATTGGGGTGTCTGCTTAACCCACGCAATAACTTCTGGTGCGATGTTGTTGTCCAATGCCCAGGCACCCCACGAGTCAGCGTCCACACTCCCATCTGCCGTAAACCCTGCGTGTGGCTTGCGGACCTGCACAATACAAGCACGGTTACGAGCATGCGCTTCGAGCAGATCACCCACACCATCGGTCGATAAGTTAGTGGTGCCGAACACAATAGAGTCTTTGTGCAGATAGTCCGAACCGATACGCTTCTCCAGCATGAGCGTAAGCAGCACGTTCTTAACAGACTTCATTGCCTTGCCGATCTCATCAAGCATAACGATCACGGGCTTGTTAGTGTGCAGCTTGAACCGTGCGTTAGGGGCGAACCGAGTAACCCGCACACCATTCTCCTCAACGGTAAAGGGCAGTGCAAAGTCAGACAGATCGAGCAGTGTGCAGTCGATATACGCAGTCTCATACTCAGGCAGGGTGTCCTTGAGCGTACGCAACACACTAGACTTGCCGATCCCAGGCTCGCCTTGACCGATCACCGTAACATCTTTACCGACAGTTGCAACTGACAATGCAAACTCACGCAACGACAACGAATTACCTAAACTAATAGTAGCCATATCACTCTCCATAAAGTTAAGTACTACTTAACAACGTTTCCCAATTCACATCTTATAACTACATTATAACACTAAATTATGTCTATGTCTAGTACCTACCTCGATGTCACGTGTGGTGTAGAAGTCTTTCTGCGTACGCACCACTGCACCGAACCATGTAGCCATGAAGTCAACAGGCACGTGATACCCTTTTGAACTTTTTGTAACGGTTGCGTTACCGTATCTCAGACGTTGTAAGAGTACGGGTTCCCACTTCGACTCATCCTGCAACAACTCAACCAATGTCTCGTAGTGATCACGCGTCGGCACATATGTACGCTCAATCGCGTTTGATAGTTCTTGGTCTCTCACAACTTTAAACACACGATCTCCCGCGACTAACCCATCGCTCAGGCTCAGCATCACACGGCAGTAATCAAGGAAGGGCTTCACCCGCTCGCGTTGTTCTTTAGCTAGCTTGCGATCCACCACCCACTGCTTAGCGTGTAAGAACTTATCTGTTCTGTATTTACGTGACTCGGGGTCGTATTCAATCTCAAGAGATTCTGAGTCCGGCATTGGCACGAAGGTATTGCATGTGCCATGAGCAGCGAGATACAACCATATCTTGTTCTTACTTATATGGGCAGATGTTATTGGACAGTGATTGTGAATAAACTCTCTCGTGGTCGGTGTGTGCCACCCATTCACATTAAATATAACGTTACCGTTTGGGCGAAACAGAAACACATTAGTGTTGTGAAACTTCCCACCGTACAGCACCTCACCCGTGGCGTTATCCACCACACGCACCACTTGCTCCCAGTCCCTGCGTCTCTCACCGATGGGTCGCACATCGATAGACCGTCCACGTATGGGCTTGGTCTTCTCATACTTATCTTCTAGATTTTTGTAGTTGTGGTTAATTAATTTGTGGTTAAGTAATGTCATCATTCACTCCTTTAGTTAATATATGTAACGTTTCCATCTCTTCTTCAGTGCCTCGGGCAACTTCTACCCACGCATCTAAGTGCTGCTCGTTAGGGTCATCGCCTAGTGGCACAACGATATACCCAGCGTATAAAACAGAAGGTGCTACCGAACCTTCAAGCAGCTCTCTCCATATCAGCAGTGCATGTGTATCCATGTTAAGTACTACTTAACTTTCTCAACTAATTCCCACCCATGCCGTATCAATCCAGCATCGCTATACACGTGATCGAACTTGTCGAAGACACGCATAAACGCTTTAGCTTCACCGAGCGTCAGCCCAACGAACCTAATCAGAAACTCATTCCCGTCTTGGCACATCTGCACATGTGCTGTGTACTTGTCAGTCATCTCGTTCTCCTTAATCATTCTCCGCGCCGACATAACATCCGGCAAAGAAGTGCGGACCAACGAAGGCTCGCACGTAACCCACAGCCCATCTGCGGGTTGGTTTAGGACAGTCTCGTTGCCACTCTTTGTCAGCGCGTGATGTAGGCCATTCACGCTTGGGTTTCTGCAACGCCCATGCCAGCATCTTTCGCACCGTAGTGCGTTTGTTTTTATAAAACGTTTTCTTGGTTCTCATTCTTCCCTCTCACCAAAAATAAGTTTCTCGCCATGCCTACTTGCGTAGGTAGGCTTTTTTTGTGCGATCAGCATGTAGTCAGCCATGTCGTAGGCTCGCTGAGCAAGGGATGGCATAGCCTCCTCAACCCAATGTTCAAATGTGTCGTCCATGTACATCTTTCTATACATGTCCATCATCGCTTGCATAGCAAGCCCCGCAAAGTGATCTCTCAGTTCCATTTCTCTCTCCTTGTTAAGTACTACTTAACTTCACCTTCGACGCGCACCTCCACGTCGTAATCATCTGCATCACGCATGATGATCTGCCCTACATCGTCCCATGCTTGCTTGTGTGCGTCCTCGATAGACTCAGCATCGATATAGACTGTGTAGTACTGCTGCGCCATCACTAATACTTCAAACTTTTTCATACTTGCTCCTTTTTATGTCTGCTTTTAGCTCGTCGCAACAGATGCAAGCATTGCATCGGCATATACTTCCAACAGCAACACGCTCAAGCCTTTGTCGTTCTTCTGGTGATATGTACTTACGCTCAAGCTTGCGTGTGCTCAGTTGCCCCCACGTTTCGATACCTTTAAACTCGTTCATTTCACCAATCCTCCCTTGTTGTTGATACCCTGCGCGGCTTCCCGTGCAAAGTTGTTTGTGAAGAACATTGGGCCTTGTTTGTGGGGTGTGAGGACACACCATTGCTTGCGGGCTTCACGCGCAGCGTCCTCTCGGCAGTCCCAACAAAAGCCATTAAGCGTATCGAGTGGGTCTAATAAGTCTGTGCCGCAGTCGCGGCAGTGCATGTAACGAATCATCTCTTACCCCTATAAAACGAACAAATCCAAAAACTGAGCACGTTCACGCTTACTCAGTGCTTCCCATGTGGGCTTGACGTACTGCACGTCGTACTCATACCCGCCGAATACGCGTCGCTGCACACGTCGCACCTCTACTTTAGGCACCGTCCGCACTTGAGGTTTGATGCTCTTGAGTTGCTCGGATAGGGTCTTGGGTGTGTTTCTCGTCGTCATTTCACTCTCCTGATAGTTTGTTGTGGTGCATGTGCACCGGACAGGCAGCGGGTGTTATTTGAGGTGCCGTTTGTTAAGTAGTACTTAACTTTTATCTTTGCACCTAGCATCCACTACCTGTCCACTGCACACGCAGTGGTAGACCCTCTGCTCATTTATTGCAGTCCTGTTTGGGGTTCGGGTCGGGTGCATTGCTGTGCGTGACATATAGAAAGGTAAAAGGCAAAGGAAAAATCAAAGGAAGAAAAATCCAAAGCTGTGATGGGTGAACTCGACACAACAAACCCATCAAACCTAACTCGCACAACAAAGCACCGCAGAGATACTGCTAAGGTAGCAACGTGGGAGGGAGATGCGACCGAATTACATGCTGTGAATGTTGCAGCCCAATAAGATAGGGGTCAGCGGGACATGGCAGTCCCATGCAACACGCATAGAAGGAGCGATAAATCGCCCCTTTTGCTTTTCAAGCCAAAGGCAAACCACAAGTAATCCAGACGTTATCTGTGCACCACGCACATCTTTACGCCTACTCTGCACCGTGTGGCACACAGCATGTTAAGTACTACTTAACAAAGCCGCCTACCACAATCGGCATTTCGTACAGATTGTTAAGGAACAAAAGAGCGCGTCGGGAACGTATTCCCAACTAACCCCTATTATCTCATAAGTCTATGACCTTGTCAATAGGCTGTCGTCGGAATCTACTAAAACTAATATAAGATTTTTTATCAGTATCGATTTTTTTCTATAGGTGTATGAGATGTTTTTGGCACATTTGATGTTAAGTAGTACTTAACAAGGCATTTGTTCTGTATTGTTCCGGATTGTGTTGGCGGATGGAAAAATTGAAAACGTATTGAAATCATGATGTTAGGTGCGTTTGTGTCAACTTGTTCATTTGTTCCGTGAAAAATACCCCTGCCAAGCCGCTCTTTCTATGAGATTTATATAATAAAACGGGTGCGCGTATCATACATATCTAATAGAACATCAAAGGAAGCTGTGTATATATTTTGTTTTAGTGAACAATATATAGGAAAGTGCCACTTACACATTTAAAATCAATGACTTAGGATTGTGCTTTCATGTGGAACAATACGGAACAATTGACTGCAAAAAACGGAAAAAACAATTGAGAATCAATGAGTTAGGATTGTGCTTTCAAGTGCCCTTTTGTGTCACGGCACGGAACAATAGGTGAAATATAGTGCATGACGCGATGTTAAGTAGTACTTAACAAACCCTCCCACTCTCTGCGGAACTGGTTTCCGACGCCGCGCAACACGTGTTAACACGTTTTTTCTATGTTTGCTCGGCCTCACTCACTCTCACTCACGCTCGCACCCACGCACAGATAAGAACTGGCATCAGAAAAAAGTTGACAGGGGCGCAAAAAAACGTTATGCTGCATGCAGCATAACGGTAAACGCAATAAAAAAGACAACAAAAAACCCGCCGAAGCGGGTTAGATTTAGTGGGGGGCATTGCCCCCCGATTAATTACTTACCTTCCGCTTCGTCGAGCGCGTCAATTAAAAATGCTGCGATCGGCGCGAACTTATCAGTACCCTTAAGCTTGTTTGCAAAATCACGAAGGCGCTCAATTGCTTTGGCTTTATCATCTTTTGCAAGAATCTTAAGATTGATATCGCCGGATTTTTCGGTTTTCGCGCCGGTTTTCTTGCCCGCCTTTTTTGCCTTGTTTTCATCGTAAGCTTGACCCGTTGTAACTGCCTTACGGAAATGTGCAAGGTAGACTCGAATCGCGCCCGCTGATTGAAGCTTACCTTTGGTACTGTAATACTTTCCGCCTTTGAAGGTTAATCGACCCGCAAGGAAAGCATCGCAAAGCATCGAACCCTCGGCTAGTAATACTTTGGCCGAGCTAGCGGGCACAAGCTTGTGAAGCTTGGCAGCGATCGCATTTGCATGTTCACGGGCGCTTTCGGCAGTTTTGCCTGATTCACCGAAAGTCTTCGCAAGGTCGACCATTGCGGGCGTGGGGGTTTCAAGGGTTACAGCGGGTTTTGTGACTTGTTTAGTTGCCATTTGGAACTCTCCGTTTAGTGGCGTCCGGTCGAAAAGTGACCGTAGACAAATAGTCTCATAGTTCTATTAGATTGTCAAGTTGATGTTAAGTACTACTTAACAAATATGAGTTCTAGAACTTGAAACACCCTCCGTTATCGAATCTGGCACGGCCAGACCCCACCCTACCCCCACCCCCCTAATGTGGCCCTGCCAGACCCGCCCGCCCTTGCGGTGCAATACGCACATTACACACCACATATCCTCAAATCAATCTAATACAATTAATACCCCCCTCCCCCTTGCAAATTCTATAAAACACTTATAAGATCGCGCCTTGAAACGCACCCCCCTTACATTTTTGGAGTCCCGTTTCCTCCATGCCTATATTTATTACGCCCGATACAGATATTCCGTTGCCATTCGACCTGACCCCCGAGGAGGTGATTGGTTTTCGTGAAAGGGCTAAGGCAGCATGCGCGTCCATCCAGGAACTGATTAGCGTCGGCGCGACTATTAAAGTTAGCGACGAAGATTCAACAAACGCACATACCATCGTTTCCTCGGAAAACTTAAACGTTAGAACCACCACACCGGGAACGATCCTCAAAATAGAGGCATTGCTAACTGAATACGATCACGAGTTCTTAGAAGCTAATAGACGTATTACTAATCTAGTAACCAACAAGCTGCTAGAAGAAGTAGAGAACCCCGACCCTAAGATTAGGATGCGAGCCTTAGAGATGCTAGGTAAGCGGAAAGGGGTTAATCTTTTTAGCGAGCAAGTTGAGATCACGATTAAACAAAAGCCGGTTAATGAAATTGAGAGTGAGCTAACAAGGCTGCTGCAAAAGTATGTAGGTGATGCCATTCCTGTCGAAGCCAAAGAAGTGCCACAGGATAAAAAGTCAGACACGATAGACTTATTAGATATCGATCTAGATAAAGAGCTTGGGTTAGAGGGGGAGGAAGATGCGGAACGATCTGCTGACAGCCCTGCGTGACAACCCAGCCTTATTAAAACAGATACCTGATGCGGTAAAACCGCGAGTATTCATGCTGCTTGAGGAGTTGGAGCAGCGCAAAGAAGCTGAGCAGGCGCAGAAGTCGTTCATGGCGTTTGTAAATAAGGTGTGGCCTAACTTTATCCATGGGGCGCACCATGCAAAGATGGCTGCTGCGTTTGAGCGGGTAGCGGAGGGTAAAACAAAACGCCTTATTATTAATATGCCGCCGCGTCATACGAAATCAGAGTTTGCGTCTTATCTGTTGCCAGCTTGGTTTTTGGGTAAGTTTCCTGCAAAGAAAGTGATTCAGACCTCGCACACGGCAGAGTTGGCTGTAGGTTTTGGTAGAAAGGTGCGAAATCTTGTCGATCAAGACGTCTATAAAGAAATATTTCCAACAGTTGGCCTACAAGCGGACTCTAAAGCTGCTGGCAGGTGGGCGACTAACAAGAGTGGAGAGTATTTTGCTATCGGTGTGGGAGGTGCTGTTACGGGTAAAGGCGCGGATATTCTGATTATTGACGACCCGCACTCGGAACAAGAGGCTGCACAAGCGGAAACTAACCCAGAGATATACGACAAGACCTACGAGTGGTACACATCCGGGCCTCGGCAGCGTCTACAGCCGGGGGGTGCGATCATTATTGTGATGACGCGCTGGTCAAAGAAGGACTTAACGGGTCAAGTAATCAAGGCTGCGTCGCAACGCAGTGGAGAAGAGTGGGAAGTCATCGAATTTCCTGCACTTTTGCCTAGTGGACGACCGCTGTGGCCCGAGTTTTGGCCCAAGATTGAGCTTGAGGCACTGCAAAAAGAGCTTCCCCATGCAAAATGGATGGCTCAGTACCAACAAAACCCCACATCAGAGACTTCTGCGATTGTTAAGCGGGAGTGGTGGAAGACTTGGGAAGATGAAGAAGCTCCCAATTGCGAATTTACGGTGATGGCGTGGGATACGGCGTTTGAAAAGAACAACCGTGCGGACTATTCCGCAATGACTTACTGGGGTGTGTTCTATAAAGACGATGACAACGGCATACCGCAGGCTAATATCATACTGCTCAACGCATTTAGAGAGCGGATGGAGTTTCCAAAGCTAAAACAGGTGGCGCTGGACGAGTATAAAGAGTGCAAACCTGACTCGATCATTATTGAGAAGAAGGCTTCGGGGGCACCGCTTATCTATGAGATGCGGGCGATGGGTATTCCTGTACAGGAGTTCACCCCGAGTAAAGGAAACGATAAGATTGCACGGCTTAATGCGGTAGCAGATATATTTGCGAGTGGGCGGGTGTGGGCACCGAACACACACTGGGCGGAGGAAGTGATCGAAGAGGTTGCAAGTTTTCCTGCTGGCGATCATGATGACTATGTGGACTCGGTGTCCTTGGCGCTGATGCGCTTCCGCAAGGGTGGCTTTGTCCGCACGCTGCTCGACGAAGAGGACGAGCCTGTGTATTTCAAGGGGCGTCGGCAGTACGCCTACTATTAAGGATAGATCATGGCTACAAGTAGCTTTTTTGACAAAGCGTTAAACCAAGCGCCCTTGGGGTTGCAGAATGATGGTCTGGTCATGGAGCCAGACATCGAGATTGAGATTGAAGATCCCGAGTCAGTATCAGTAGGTCTTGG